AACGACTAGCGGCCCAGTCAAAGTCGAAGTCGGACGCCACCCGCCTGCACAGTGACTCGGTGACGCTCACAGACTCGCCGAAGCGCTCGCGAAACCGCTCGGTTTGCGACTTGCACGCGCCGTGTGCCACGAGGGTAGACAGATGAAGGATTCGGGATTTGCGCATGGTGGCTTACTCCTTGTCGTTGATGTGGGCCCGCGCCAGCGCCAGCGCGAACCGCTCAATTTCGGCCCGGCTGAAATAGTGGCACCCCGCGTGCACGCCCCCGTCAGCGTCAATGCGGTCAAGCGTGAAGTGTCCGAGCCGCGACGCGGAGTCGTCCGACGCGCGCTCGCCGCGAACCCAAGGCAAGTCGTTGGCGCGCACGACAGCCTCCCACAGTTTCAGCGCGCGCAGCACGTGCGGCAACGGAGCCTCCGCGCCACGCGAAGTCTGCACCACGGCCCCGGCCGCAACGACGCGCAGATACGCCGAGCCGGTCACCGGGTCTACGTAGTTGAAGTAACCCGGAGCCCCGTCAAGCCACTCCGCCAGCCGCTCCCGGTACTTTTCGGCAAGCTCCGCCGCCTTGCGCGCTTCCGCTGCGCGCCGCTGTTCAGCCGCCGCGGCTAGTTTCGTGGCGCGCTTGGGGTCATTCAGGATCCGGTCACGGCGCGCAATCGCCTTGTCCGCGTCCGCGCGCCAATCAATCGCCGGCCAGTCGAGCCCGAATACGGTTGCGTACTCATCGGCCCGCGCCGCCAATTCGGCGAGCACGCGATGCGCGCGGGTCGGGTGCTCGCTGGCACGCAAGGCGCCGTCAGAATCCTCGGTCAGATTCCGCACGCGCCACGAGTCGGCCGGGCAGCGCATGAGTACGGCGCGCTCCGTCTCATAGGCGGACTCGAAATGCTTGCGGTTTCTCGCGTGACCCGCGCAACCCGGCGGAACGCCAGCCGTGTGTGCATGGTCTAGCAGCAAGTCAGGCACGATGAACGTCGGCACGTGTCCGGGCAATGCGCTCCGGTACTCCCGCACGTGGTCCGACGTAGTGACGGACCAATTGCGCGACGTGAACAGCACAATGCGCGACCCATCCGGCCGGATTAGCGCGTGCGCGACCGGTTCGCGGTAGCTATACGCTACGGCGCCGTCGAAACGCATTGAGCCGGCCCGGCCGTGCGGCTGGCGGAACTGCGCCCACACGTGGGCGCACTGGCGGTTGGTGAATACGGTTTTCACGGCAGTAGCTCCTGAAGTTGCTGGTAGATGTCGCGGGCAACGTCGAACGAATTGGAGTCGCGGTAGACGGCGACTACCGCCCAGTGAGGCAGCCCGTAGGCGCCGCCCGTGTAGCTGTTATCGCCGGTCTGGAAAGACCACATCGAAAACGCGTCATCCGTGGCGACGGTCAACTGGATACCGGGCTGAGTGTCATCCTCCGACGCGCGGTACGCGGGCTGAATTTGGGCGCGCACATCGCGGACCAAAGCCGCAATGTCGCGCAAGAAGTGTCGCTTGTTCATGGTTGCTAGTCCTCCAGCTAGTTGAATCACTCGCGCGCAATTCTAGCGGCCGCTCGAGGCTTGTCAATAGCGGAACACGCACGCGAGCTGGGGCGGCTGGCTAGGCGCGCGGCTGAACGGTTGAGCGGCACAGGGGCGGATGGGCGGATGGGAGGTGTAACGGATGGGCGGATGGACGGCACAGAAGCGGCTGGGCGGGCGGATGGACGGCACAGAAGCGGCTGGGCGGGCGGATGGACGGTGTAACGGTGTCACGGTCTGGCGGTGTAGCGTGTACCGAGTCATCCAGAATGCGACTGTCGTGCGTCTACGGATATTCCGAAAGCGACAAAGAGTGTCGCGAACGGAATTATTGAGAGCCGGGCCCATGCGGACCCACGCGGACCCATTTGGGCCCTTTTGGGTCTCGGGAATGCCCCGGGCCCGGACCCATCCGGACCCATCACCCTAGATGGGTCCGGGAAATGGGTCCCGGGTCCGCTGATAGCCGGCGAGAGAGCTGCCGAGAATTTGGGTCCAGCGCGTGCGGCACCGCGCCACGGCAAGGTAAAGGTAGGCAAACGGGCGTATGCCCTCAGGCGGCCGCCCCGGCGACGGATGGCGCCCGGTCACCCTCCCGAGTCGGCCAGATGGGACCCGTCCCAAATGACGCGTGCGGCCGGGCGAGCGGAAAGGGCCCTCCCGAAATCGCGATTGACCGGTCGGCGTGATCCATACGCAGAGTTTGGTAAAAAATATTTTTAAAATCAATTATTTACGGAAAATGCCCGGTTCACCGTTTCACCGCAAAACAACTAAATTTTAAAAAATTTCAACGACTTAGCTGATTCCCTCTTGTGCTAACATCGCGCCACCCGTCATAGTCATGCGAAGGGTATACGAAAATATGCTGCTTCAGCCTCTGCCGCGCGTTGACTCGCGACGGCATGCCAGAACGGCGCCGGACTGCTGGCGCCAACTTACGCGCCCCGCGCGCCGGCCCGTCTCGAGTCTCGTTGCACGAAGATCTCGCCCGCGACGCCACCGTCCTTCTCCCGGTTCGGCGACGCCATATGCGCGACCGTGGGCTCTCGGACACCGGCGCGCGGGGCGCCCTTACCGGAGAAGACCGATGTCGAACCTGCGTACGCTGCTGCTGGCGATCCTGCTGACCACCGCGGACTTCGCGGCGGGCTTCTACGCGCATGCGTGGCTGCGCCGGCCGATCACCGTCGAGTGCCGGCCACCGGTTCACGTGTCCACGGTGCGACCGACGGCCGAGCAGGCCGAGGATCCGACGAACGTGGACGTGTTCGTGCAGGCCACGGCGCGAGTGCTGCTCGTTGCGCTCGACAATCACGTCGTTGTGGTCGTGCTCGTGTCGACGAGCGGCCAGACGCTGGTCGCCGGCGTGCACGAGTGTGCGACGGATGCGCGGTGCAAGGCGGCGGTGGAAGCACGACTGGCGGACGGGAACGCGCAGAAGCTGACGCTGCGGTCCGGGAACATAGCGACCTGACGGGAGGCGACGATGGCGGAGACGATCGGACAGACGGTTGACGCGGAGCTCGCCGTCGTCAAGGCGCGCCTGGCGGTGCTCGAGGCGAAAGCGAGCACCGACTGGGCGAAGGTGAAGGCGGCCGTCAAGGCGAACGTGCCGCACTACGTGACGTGGGCTGCGCTCGGCGCGAGCCTGGCGCATCAGTTCGGATGGCTGAAGCTGTGAGCACGCCGACGGAAGTGGCGCTCGCGGCGCTGCACGAGGCCGAGGCTGCGCTCGAGGCCGCGAAAGCGGCGGAGGCACCGGCCAGCGCTCCGGTCAGCGCGCCCCCGGCGGGCGGGACCACGTCGCTGATGCTCGGTCACATCGGCGAGCCGCCGGTGCAGGGCCACGACTACTGACGGATTCGTTGGGACAGGAGAAGCACGCATGGCGGAGCAGCCGGGTCAGTTGATGTCGATCGGGTACGTGGCTGCGCACAACGTTGCGCAGTCGATCGGGAAGCCGGAGCTCGCGAACGAGCTTGAGCAGGCGATCAAGGACGAGATCAACGCGATGAGTTCGCACTTCACGCTCGCGTTCGCGGACATCCAGAACGAGCACGAGCTCGTGCAGCGCAAGCTGAAGGCCGAGTACGATGCGGCGGTCGCGGAGATCCAGGCGACCTGGACGTACGTCCGCGGCAATCGCCTGACGGTGGCGGCCGTGCTGCTCGGGACGCTCGCACTCGGGGTGGTGCTTGGTCACTTCGTCGCCTGAAGCCGCGGCACCGGCGGAGCCGGTCGCGGACGAGAGCTGGCTCGAGATCCCGTCCGAGGCCGACTGGCCGGAGATCGAGGATCCGAACGCGGGCCAGGTCACGCTCGCGTTCCAGCACCTGGTCGACGCGTGCATGCGCGGGACCAACCGCGTGATGGCCTGCGACGGCTCGTACCTCGCGTACCGGCCGTACAACCGCGAGTTCGACAAGGAAGTGAACCCGCGTACGCGCGAGCGGTTCAACGACTTCATCGCGGCCGGGCACTACAGGCACATCGGCACGTACGACGAGGTGCAGATCTACGAGCTGCTCGAGGGCTCGCCGTTCCGGCACAAGAAAAACTACGTCATCGGCACGGACTACTGGCGTGACATCCGGCAGGCGGCGAAGGCGGCGTGCGAGCGGAACTGGTCGGACTACCACGACATCCTCGGCGCGATGGCGACGGCGCTCAAGAGCGGTCGCGACCCGATGTTCGCCAAGACGGTGTGGGACGACACGTTGAACCAGGTAGCGATCCAGATCAAGCAGATGGGCGGCCCGACCGAGAAGGAGGTGAACGAGGGGTTCACCGGCGTGCGCAAGGCGCGCGGCATCTCCCGCGGCGGCGTGATCGCGACCCTCGACACGAGCGGGCTGCAGCGTGTCGGATTCTGAGGACTGGCTCGACATCGGAGACACCGGCAGCCGCGCACTCGTCCCGCTGGACAAGCCGGCCGATGCCGGCGTGCCCGGGCTGCCGGTGCAGGCGATCGACCAGGCGACGACCACGCTCGAGCGGCGCGCGCAGTTCCTGACCGCGTGGGCGGCGCTGACGCCGCAGCAGCAGGTGTTCCTGAACACGTGGCGGGAACAGCGGTTCAACATGCGCGCCGCGATACGGGTGCTGGCAAACACGCCGCTCGCGACGTCGAAAACGACGGTGTGCCGTTGGAGCGCCGACCCGATGTTCGAGCTCGCGCGCACGACGCTGCGGGCCGCATCGGTCGAGGAGATCCTGAACCGCGACAACCTCGCGGCCCGGCAGGACGACATCGTCGAAACTGCGCTGACGCCGAAGCCGATCTTGTACCAGGGCGAGCACACCGGGTACGAGGAAGTGGAGGTTGGCGTTGCGTCGCGCGCGAATGAGGTGTTGCTGAAGCTGGGCGGCCATCTCAAGGATCGGGATCTTGAGGTCAACGTCGGCATAGTAGGGCCTTCGTTCCAGATCCAGGTCGTGCAGCCGACTGGCAACGTGATTGACGTGACGCCGCGCGGTGTAACGGTCGAACTGCCCGAGCCGGAGTGGGTTGATGGCGCTTAGCCCGCTCGGTCCGATTGCCGGAGCGTTTTGCCTCGACAACCACGAAGTCGCGGTCATTATGGGCCCGGTAGGCTCGGCGAAAACAACTGCGGCCGCGATGCGACTCGCGCGTCACGCGTTCGAGCAGGAACCGTACGAGGGCGTTGCGCGCACTCGCTTTGCGATCGTCCGCAATACGGGCCCGCAGCTTCACGACACGACGATGAAGAGTTGGTTCAAACTCTTCCCGACCGACAACAAGTATCGCAAGTACACGTCGACGACGAAGACGCAGACGTGGAAGTTTCGCCCGAACGGATCAAAGCACGTCATTCATGCCGAGTTCATTTTCCGCGCGTTGGACGACGAGGATGACGTCGCGAACCTGCTGTCGCTCGAGGTGACTGGCTTCTGGTTCAACGAGCTGCGCGAGATCAACACGGAGATCTTGGCTCATGCTGGACGTCGTGCGGGTCGCTATCCTGGCGCTGATCTTGGCGGGTGCACGTGGCGTGGATGGATCGGCGACACGAACCCGTGGGCCGCGACGAGCGATCTACACGAGATGTTCGTTGCGAACAAGCGCCCCGGGTATGAGTTCTTCAAGCAGCCTGGCGGCATGGATCCCAATGCGGAGAACCTCGAGAATCTAGAGCAGACGCGCGAAACGCTGCTGCTTCCGTGGAACGATCCGCGACGTCGTGAGCAGGGCCGCACGTACTACATCAACGCGCTGCGTGACTACAACAAGTACGACGCGGATGTCTATGTGCACTGTAAGTACGGGCTGTCGCGCACCGGCAAACCGGTGTTCGTTTCCTACGATGACAATGCGCACTGTAAGCCGTTTGAACTGCTCAAGACGCCGGACGGCGCGGTGCCGCTCCTGATCGGCTACGACAACACCGGTCGTAACCCGGCCGCGGCCATCTCGCAGAAAACCGAAGCGGGGCAGTGGCGGATCAGATACGAGTTCATCGGCGAGGGCATGGGCATGAAGGCCCACGCCGCGGAGCTCGCGCGGTTCCTTGCGGAGAAGATCCCGAAGTACCGCATCGAGAAGATCACGTGCGATCCCGCGGGACAGGCGAAGGGCGCGGACGACTTGGACATGCGGATGATCGTGAGCAGGCAGTTCCCGGGCGTGCCCGTGCTGAACGCCCGCACGAACGACCCCGCGACGCGCATCGAAGCGGTGGACGGTACGATGCGCCGGTTGGTGAACGGCGAGCCGGCGATCCTGATTCACCCGGATTGCAAAACGCTGCGCGCGGCGTGCATCCACAAGTACCAGTACCGCAAGCTGAAGATCGCGGGCGAGGAACGGTACACGGAAACGCCGGACAAGATTCCGCCGTACGCCGACATCGCCGACGCGCTGCAGTACCTGATGCTTGGCGGCGGCGAAGGCCGTGTCGGGGCAGGTGTCGGCGGCAAGGAAGTGCGGTGGCCGGTGGACGGCCGGGCGATCACGCCACAGGCGCCACCCGTGAAAAATGCGACCGACAGGACCGGGCGACCGGCTTTTGACCCACGCAACGGGAGCGTGTTCCGCGATGGCTGGTAGCTTGCTCGACACATCCGACGGCTCGAGCCTCGTTGATCCGCGGCCGAGCGTCAAGGGCACCATGTACCTGATGCGGCACGGCCGCACGGCGATGGACATGGGTGCGAATCGTTCCGACGGCTGGCTCGACATGCCGCTGACGGACGAGGGGCGTGTCAAGCTGATCCCTGCGCAGCAGCTCCTGAAGACGGCGCCGCTGACGCGCATTCACGCGGCGGACCTGAAGCGCACGAAAGAAACCGCCGAGATCATCCAGTCGGGCACGCTGACGCGGCCGGAAGTCGTCGAGACGCCGGAAGCGCGCACGTGGAACCTCGGGATCCTCGCGGGCATGCGCAAGGAAGACGGGCGCCCGAAAGTCAAGCTGATGAAGGAAGATCCGTCGAAGCGCCCGCTCGGCGGCGAGTCGTACGGCGAGTTCCGCGATCGGTTCCTGTCGTGGTTCCGCGACGAGCTTGACGAAGTCGCGGCGGGCGAGCAGACGCCGCTGCTCGTGCTGTCGGGCTCGACGTTGCGCCTGATCGGGCTCGAGCTGTTCGGGGACGAGAGTGCGACCGACCTCGACGAAGGCGGCCTCGCGGCTCTGCATTGCGTCGACGGTGATTGGCACTGCGAGGTCATGCTCGGCCACGAAGATGCCAGCCCCTACGAGTCCTAGCCTTCTAGACTCTGCGGGCAAGCGCGTCACCGACTGGTATGTGGTCTACCACGCGCGGGAACAGTACCGCTGGTGGGGCAAGTACCTCAACCCGCGATTTCGGCACGTGGAGCTGATGCGGCCGTTGCAATACGGACCGCGCGTCGAAGATGTCGCCTGGCTGCACGTGCAGCCGACGTACGAAATGATCGACGCGGACTTGTGCGCCGACCCGCGGCCGCCGTGGGTGCGCTGGCCCGGGTGCGTAGTTCAGCGCGTGACGGCGATGCGCACGGTCGGCAGCATGCGGAGCTGGTTCGACGTCGGCCCGCAGACCTGCGTCGAGGTCGTCAAGATGTTTCTGGGGATTCGCGCATTCTGGGTGCGGACCCCGTACCAACTCTACCGCTACGTCGCTGCGCGCGACGGCGTGATCAACTCGAGGTAGCCTGATGGGCAGTGGCGATACGACGAAGAAATGGGAGAACATCCTGCTCGGGCCGCCTGCCGGTGCCGTGCTGCAGGGTGTGAAGGGTGCGTTCGCCAAGCCGTCCGTTCCCGGGCCGACGCCGCAGCAGCAGGCGTTGCTGACGCAGCAGGCGATGGTGAACGCGAACCTGAATCTTGAGGAGAACGCGCAGCGCAAGACGATCCTGAACGCCATGAACGGCATGCGCGTGTTCCGCGGCTCGGCGCTGTCGCGCGCCGTCGCAGGCAACACACCGGGCGTGGCCGCGCCCCCGCCGGGCCCCAGCCCGAGCCAAACGCGCGGCTACCTGTTCGGCTTCGGCGGACGGAGCCTGCTTGACCTCGGCACCGGCGCGACGCCTGCGGGCGGCGCGGGTGCGTCCGGCGGCACGGCTGCTCCTGGTGGCGGGGCGGGCGGCGGCGCGCGCGGCCCGGCAGCGCTCCGGGCATGACGCTTCTCTCGAAGCTGCCGTCGGGGCTCGAAGACGCCGAGGCGCTCATGCGCCGGCGCAAGGCCGCCGAGACGAAGAAAATGCTGTGGCGGACGATCTACCGCGACGCGTACCTGTACGCGATGCCCGCGCGCGAAACGTTCACGTGGAAGACCGAGGGGCAGTACCGGAACAATCGGCTGTTCGATTCGACGCTGCAGGAGGCCACGTACACTGCGGCCAACACGCTGTGCGCGCTTCTCTTCCCGTCGTGGGTCGAGTGGGTGCAGCTTGCGCCCGGCGGCGCGATCACTTCGGACGATCTTGAGAAACATCCGGAGATTCTCGACGGGCTGCAGAAGGCGACGAAGCAGTTTTTCAGCTACCTGAACGCGTCGAACTTCAACACGGTGATCAGCGAGGCCGCGCTCGACCTGCAGGTCGGGACTGCCGCGATCACGTTCGACGAGGGTGATACCGAGAACCCGTTCGTGTTTCAAGCGATCCCGGTGTCGGCGCTTGAGCTCGAGGAAGGCCCGAACGGTTCGATCGAGACGACGTTCATGGAGCGCGAGCCCGAGGCTCGTAATCTCCTGCGCATGTACCCCGGGCTCGAGATGTTCGATCTGCCGGCGCAGACGCAAAAGATCATCAAGGATTCGCCCGAGACCAAGATCAAGATTGTCCAGGGTGAGATCTACGACCCGGAGACGAAGAAATACTACGGCGTCGTGGTCGACGCGTCGGGCCCGACCATCATCTGGCGCTACGATTTCGGGCCGAGCAACCCGACGATCGTGGCTCGCGCGAGTAAGACGGCAGGGGAGACTTACGGACGCGGCCGCGTCCTCCTCGCTTTAGCAGACGCACGAACGCTCGATCGCATGCAGGAGTTCGTGCTCACGCAGGCCGCGCTTAGCGTCGCGCCCCCGATGACGGGGGTTAGCGACGGCGTGTTGAATCCGTACACGGCCTCTCTGACGCCGAACACGATCATCCCGGTCGCCAGCAACGCGGACAACTCGCCGTCGCTGCGGCCGCTCGAGATCGGCGGGAACTTCAACATCACCGAGCAGATGATGAAGGACCTGCGCGAGCGCGTGCGGCGTACGCTGCTCGGCCCGGAGCCCAGCGAAGGCCCGGTGAAGAGCGCGACCGAGATCAGCGTCGCCGATCGCAATCGTCTGTGGGCGATGAACGGCGAGTACACGCGCATCCAGGCGGAGTTGCTCGCGAAGATCGTGGCCCGCGGCGTCTTCATCCTGCAGAAAAAGGGTCTGATCCCGAAGTTCAAGCTGGACGGCAAGTCGGTTGCGGTGAAGTACACGTCGCCGTTCGCGACCACGCAGAACGCGGATGACCTGATCTCGCTGCAGAAGACGCTGCAGACGCTGCAGCTCCTCGGCCCGCAGGCGATCCAGACGGGTCTGAAGGTGAAGGATCTGCCGGCGTACGTGGCCCGCCTGAACGGCGTGCCAGAGGCGCTGATCATGTCCGACGCGGATCGGCAAGAGCTCGTTCAGCAGACGCTGCAAGTGGCCAACGCCGCGCAGCAGAATCAGGTTGCAATGACCGCCGCGCACGCGGCCGCGGCCGCCGGTGCCGAGGGCGGGGGAGCTCCGCCTGGCGGCCCGCCGCCGGTGCCCGCGCAGTAGGAGGATAGATGGCCGAGGAGAAGGAACCGCTGGATTGGCTGTGGCCGACCGCGGAGCAGGAAAAAGAAAAGGCGACCGAGAATGCGCTCGTCTTTGCGCAGAAGTATCTGGTGTTCGAGCAGGATCCGCGCGCGCGGGATCTGCTGGCCTACTGGACTGGAATCGCGCGTCGCAAGCGCATCCACGCCAACGCAACCGTGCAGGAGTACGCCGCCCACAACGCTTTCCGTGAGATGATCGAGGGCATCCACGCCCAGATCGAGTTTGCCAAAAACGGGCAGAATGTGCCCAAACCGAGGACAACCTGATGTCGACACCCGCAGCCGCGCCCGCGGCACCTGCGGCCGCACCAGCAGCCCCCGCACCGGCCCCCGCGCCGGCCGCAGCCGCTCCTGCCGCGCCCGCCACCCCTCCGGCCGCGCCAGCGGCTCCTGCCGCGGCTCCGGCGCCTGCCCCAGCCCCGACGGACTCTCTGCTTCCGGAGAACCCGCCTGAGGCCGCCCCGGCGCCCCAGACGGAAGCTGAAAAGATCGAGGCGGCCCGCAAACTCGTGGAGGCCGCGGACGAAGCCGCCCGGCCGAACTCCGGCAAGCAGTGGCTTTTGAATGAAGGCATACTCGGCGTCGGAGAGAAGCCGGCCTGGTTTAAGGCGGACAAGTACAAGACGGTCGCTGCGCAGGCCGAGGCGTACGTCGCGCTCGAGTCGCGCTTCGGTGCGTTCAAGGGCGCTCCGAAGAACGAGAAGGGCGAGGTGGCCTACCAGTTCACGCCACCGGAAGGCGTCGAGTTCGCGCAGGACCACCCGATGGCGCAGGCGTTCACGAAGTGGGCCGCCGACAACCAGCTCAGCCAGGACGGCTACAACGAGCTTCTCGGGCAGCTCGTGCAGTACGAGCTGGCGCAGGCGCCGAACATGGCGACGATCAAGGCGAACCTCGGCGAGAACGCCGATCAGCGCATCGCCGCCGTAGCCCAGTGGGGCAAGAACAACCTCGGCCCCGAGGGCTACGCGACGCTGCGCGCGGCGACGTCCGGCAAGAACGCGGACGCCGTCTTCAAGGTGCTCGAGCAGGTGATCGCGAAGACCGGCCAGGTGCGCATGCCGAAGCCGGGTGCCGACAGCACGAGTGCGCAGCCGCAGAACGAGCTGGCCGCGATCCAGACGCGCATGGCGGCGAAGGGCTCCGACGGCAAGTTGCTGATCCACACGGACGCCAATTACCGCCGGAAGGTGGACAAGGAATTTCAGGACTATTTCGCGGCCCAGGGAGCCTAACTCATGGCATTGACGATTCCGGCATCAGATCTCAAGGGCCCCGGCGGCGCGACGGGTTAACCCATGCCACTCAAGTCTGGCTCAAGCGACAAGGCGGTCTCGGAGAACATCCGGACCGAGATGGCTGCGGGCAAGCCGCAGAAGCAGGCCATTGCCGTCGCCATGCGCAAGGCCGGGCGGATGTTCAAGAAAAAGTCGAAGTAGAGTGCTTTCCAGAACGCCTTGGCCGATGCAGGGCGTTCGATAAAGCATTCGCGGTGAGCCGCGGGGACCTCGCAAGAGCCCGCACCAGCCGCCGCCGGACGCAGCACGAGACGCTGCAAGGTGAGAGAGGGCCGGGAAACCGGGACCCCGATCGAACTGCAAGCCGTGGAAGTCGGCTACGACTCTCCCTTTCAACTGAATCTGAGGATTCGCAATGTCCATCCATCTTGGGGGCACTTACAGCTCCACCACGAACGCGGCGATCGCTGCGTTCGACACCGAAGTCAAACTCGCTTACCAGGGCGAGGGCGTTCTTCGTTCGAGCGTCTACCAGAAGTCCGGCGTCGTCGGCCAGCAGTACGCGTTCCGCAAGGTTGGCTACTCGGTGGCCTACCAGCAGACCACGTCGGCCGAACAGATCACGCCGAACGACACGACCCACACGAAGATCTTCGCGACCCTGACGAACTGGCGCGTCGGCGACTACACCGACCTGTTCGACCAGGCGGAGACGAACATCGACGAGCGTTCGTTCCTCGCGCAGAACAACGCGAAGGCGATCGGCCGTGCTGAGGACCAGCTCATCATCAACGCCCTCGCAGCGGTGAGCGGCCCGGCGGGCACCGTCACGTCCGGCTACGGCGGCACGAACACCGGCCTCACGGCGGACAAGATCCGTCACGCGAAGCGGTACCTCGTGCAGCAGCAGGCGTCGGGCGGCGATCACTACATGGCGATCAACGCCATCGCGCTCGAGACGGCGCTGGCCGAGGTTGAGGTAACGAGCGCCGACTACCAGACGATGCGCGCTCTCGTCGACGCCGACATGAACAACAAGAAGGCGTTCGGCTTCACCTTCAAGGTGATCGAAAACCGCGTCGAGGGCGGCCTGCCCACGGGTTCGACCAACGTGACGGAGTGCTTCGCGTACGACAAGCGCGCGGTCGGCCTCGCCACGGCGATCGAGCCGCAGTCGCGGGTTGACTTCATCCCGCAGAACGGCGCGTGGCTCTCGCAGTCGATCTACATGGGCGGCAGCGCCGTGATCGACCCGCTGGGTGTCGTGATCGTCAACGTCTACGGCACCTGATCGGCGCCGTAACCACCAACACCCACAGAGGACACCTCAATGGCCTTTTCGAGCTTCAACACGCAGTTCACTCGGGTCGGTCCCGAGAACGACTACTGCCCGACCATCTGGACGTACATTTCGACGGACTCCCTGAACGCCATCTGCACGTCCGGCTACTTCAATGCCCTCGCGGGCAAGCTGAAGGTCGGCGACCTCGTCTACATCACCAGTGCAGTCACGCCGTGGACCGGCGCGCTGGCGATCGTGCGGTCGAACACGCGCAACCTCGCGGCGATGCCGCCGGTGTCGGGCGTGGTTGACCTGTTCAGCCCCACGCTGATCAACACCACCATCAACAGCGCTTGAGGGCGCCCGGGGCGCGGGACCGCAAACCGCGCCTCTACTCAGGAGGGCTTGAGATGACGGTGACAGTTCCTTCGACGGATGTCGTGCACTATGAGCTGTACAACGGCATCACCACGCTGACGTCGCAGATCACGGCCGCGACCGCCGCCGGCAACGGTCCGCTGGTCTTCCAGTTGACTAAGCAGAAAGCGACGAAGCAGCTCGCGCTCGTTCTCAGTCTGATCGGCACCGGCAAGTTGCAGCCGTCGAACATTCTTGCGAACGAGACGTACGCGAACGCGCAGGACGGCGGCGAGCACCGCCAGTAAGCCGTGTCGTCCTACACCCAGTGGATCCCGTTCCAGTTCGCCTGCCGCCTGCACTGCTTGCGGCAGGGATCGCTGAACGTGGGGAACACGCAGCAGAACATCGCGAACCTGCTGGCGCTGTGCATCACGAATGCCAACAGCACTCAAACGTTTGCAAAGTGGAACGTGTTGCGCGCTGCGGGGACCAACCCGGCCACATGCCTACTGGTGAAACCGGCGAATGTGCCAGGGTTCCTGAAGCCTATTGCGAGCTAGTGCGTGAGCACGATGCTTGTGGTCGGCAGCGCTCCGTGCCTGTTCGACGATGTCGAACGGGCGCTGACGCTTCGACCGCTGGCTAGCATCATGCTGGTCAACGGGGCGTGCACGGCGATCGAAAACGCCGAGCACGTGCTCGCGGGCCACGAGGAGAAAGCGGAGTTCTTCGCCCGGGAACGCCGGGCCCGCTTTCCGGGTGCACCGCCGTGGCGGCTGCACGCGTGCAGCCACCCGCACAGGGTGGCGGCCGCGAAGCAGCTCTTCCCGTCGGTCACCGACTGGTGGCCGCACGAGGTGGGCGTCGGAGCCACGTCGGCCAGCAAAGGCGCGAAACTCGCGTTCCTGCTGGGTGCAGACGAGGTCATCTTGTGCGGGTGCCCGCTCGACCAGCCGGGGTACTTCCCTGGCGAGGCGAAGGTGCCGCAGCACATTTCGTGCCAGCGCATCGGCGACCACGGCATTGCCCGCGGGCTGGGGGTGCCAGTGCAGGAAACGAGGATCATCAAAGCCTACCGCTCGCGGTTCGCGGAGCTAGCGGCAGGCGAATTTAAGGGCCGCGTGTTTTCAATGTCCGGGTATACCCGGCAACTCTTAGGTGAACCAAAATGACTGTGACTGCCAACCCGCGCGATTCCGAAGGCGCGCGCCTCGCAACGATCGTGACTAACCTCACGGCGACGCTTGCGAGCGCCGGCGGTAAAGCGCACGCCCCGGCGATCGCGGCGGCGCTTGACCAGGCGCAGCGCGAGCTCGTGCTCCACTACCTGATGGTCGGCCGTATCACGGCGGCGACCGTGCTCTCGACCCTGTCCTAAGGGGACATCATGGCTACCTGGATCAGTGTGAAGAAAGCCTCCAAGTTCCCCGAGGTCATCAACGTCTACGCGCGTGCTGGCCGCGGCCAGGGCTCGACGCAGGGCGCCGGCGCAACTACGCCGAAGCAGGCACAGTGCGGATTCCTGGTGACCATCAAGCGGCTGTTCAACGAGTCGAACGGCGCGGCGTTGCCGTCGTGGCTGCGCAAGTCGCCGCAGGGCTCGAACGATTGGCAGGACGCGCAGGTCGACGTAACGGCCATCCCCGGCGTGCGCAAGCTGCGCGCCAACGGGAAGTGGGTCGGCTTCTAGCCGATGGCGGCCGAAGGGAGAAGGGTCGTCGCCGTGCTGCGCAGCGGCGGCGAATTTCAGCCGCGCCATGCGCAGGCGTTGCAGCGGCAGGCTGCGCGCTGGGCGCCGGAGGCACGGTTTGAGTGTCTCTCGGACGTCGAGGTCCCCGGGGTGCCCCGCATCCCCTCCCGGTACAATTGGCCGGGATGGTGGAGCAAGATGGAGCTCTTCCGCCCGGACATCGAAGGCGACTTGCTGTGTACCGACCTTGACAACGTGTTCCTCGGGCCGCTGAGCGATATTCTCAGCGTTACCGCTTACACGACGCAACGCGGGCAGTCGAACGCCCTGGCGTTCTACCCGGCGGCAACACGGGCAAAGATCTGGGCGGAGTGGATTCGCGATCCGGCCGGGCACATGCACCGGTTCGCGCGCGAGAACGCCGAGGTGAAGCATCGTTTTGGCGACGGCGGCTTTATTGCTTCGGTGGTCACTGCCGAGCAGTGCTGGGAGGAGCTGTTCCCCGGTCAGGTCTTCAACATCGCGCTGCTGGCGCCGCAATTGAAGATGGCGAGCGCGCCGTGGCGCCGCTCGTTGTGGCCGCTGCGGGTTGCGGATATCCCGCAGGAGACTCGGGTGTTCCTCTGCTACCAGCCGTGGCGCCCGTGGACGTTGCCCGTTTTCAAGCTGATGGGTCTGTACGAGTAGGAGAAGGGGATGACTCTACCAAACGGGGTCGCGACGCTCGAGAACGGGTTGGTCGCATCTGGGCTGCCGCCGCCCGCGGGCTTGATCCCTGGCCGGCGGGTACTCGACATTGGCGCGGGTCTACGGCCGATGCCGTGGTATCGCCCCGAGCGGCATGTGTGCGTGGAGCCGTTCGCGCCTTACGCGGACCGACTCGAGCAGGCCGGCTACGAAGTGCTGCGGAAAACGGCGTTTGACGCGCTGAGCTCGCTCGACCTCGGTCAGTTCGACGCGGTCTACCTGCTCGACGTGATCGAGCACATGACGCGTCCCGGCGGCGGGCTGGTGCTCAGCATGGCGCAGGCACTCGGCCCGAAGCAAGTCGTTGTGTTTACGCCGAACGGGTTTCTGCCTCAGGAAGGCGATGCGTGGGGCCTGGGCGGCGAGTATTGGCAGCGGCACCGCAGCGGGTGGACGCCAGCGGACTTTCCGGACTGGAAGATCGAGCCGGCCGGCGTGAACCAGTTCTTTGCGCTCTGGACCCGCGCGTGAAGCTGTCGATCTGCATGCCGTATTGGAACCGGCCGCGCGAACTCGAGCGCTCGCTTGCGTCGTACGCGAAAGCGTACCCCGGCGCGGACCTCGAGTTTTCGATCTGCGACGACGGCTCGACGCAGCCTCCAGGGCGCTTGCCGCGGAACTGCATCCTGACGAAGCTGCCGGTGAAGACGCAAGCGTTGAATCCGTGCGTCCCGATCAACCGGGCGATCCGCGCGTCTACGCGTGACGTAATCGTCCTGACCAATCCGGAGATCGAGCACCGGGAGCCAGTGCTGCAGGCGATGCTTGAGATGCTGACTGGCCCGAACGACTACGTGATGGCGGGCTGCCGCAACGCCGCTCAGCGAGTCGGTCTGTTCGAGCGCACCGGCGGCGACTGGATCGCCGGCCCTGAGGCGCCCCGCGCCCCGACTGGCGGGCGCCAGCCGATCCCGACCGGCACGACGCTGCATTTCTGCGTCATGTTCCACCGCGAGCTGTTTGAGCGCGCTGGCGGGTTCGACGAAGAGTACCGGGCCGGGGCTGGCTGCGACGACAACGACTGGTTGTGGCGCCTGCACGCGCTTGGCGACGTGAACTTCAAGTTCGCCCCAGTTACCGTGTGGCACTACGTCACCCGGCATGGGTGGACGACGCGCCGAGACAACGTGGCCCTGCTGCGTCAGAAATGGGGCCACCTGCCGGAGTTCCAGCAATGCGCATAGTCACCGTCCTCAAGTCGGGCGGCGACTTTGCCCCGGTGCACGTTCGCGCGTTGCAAGAGCAGGTCGCGCGCTGGGCCCCGCTGGCCAGCTTCGAGTGCCTGACCAACGTGCCCGTCGAGGGCGTCGACTGCCGGCCGTTGAAACGCAACTGGCCCGGCTGGTGGTCGAAGATGGAGTTGTTCGATCCGGCGTTGCCGGGCGACTTCCTTTTCATGGACCTCGACACTGTGATCGTCGGTCCGCTTGATGACTTCGAGGGCGTGACGGACTTGACGCTGCTGCGCGACTTCTATCGCGACGGAAAAAAGTTGCGCGAAGGTCTCGGCGGCGGCCTGATCTACCTGCCTGCCGCGGCACGCAAGCCCGTGTGGGACTATTTCACCGCGAATCCGGAGTTCGCGATGACATTCCACCGCGGCGGCGACCAGTTCCTGTTCGAGCGTTTTTGGCTGAAGACGGCGAAGCGTTGGCAGGATGTGCTCCCCGGCCAGGTGGTATCGTACAAAGTGCACTGCCAGCATGGAGTGCCGCCCGACGCCCGCGTCGTATGTTTCCACGGCCAGCCCCGGCCCTGGCAGGCGGCGCCGTTCACCAATCTGTATAGGTAGCCCATGACTGCTGCAGCCCCCATTGTTAACCAGACGAAGCTGAGCATGATCTCGGCTGCGCTGGTGCTCTGCGGCGAGAAACCGATGAACAGCCTCACCGATGCGCGCTACGGCGCCGCTGTCGGTGCGGCTCTGTTCGACATGGTCTATGAGAATGAGCTGCAGAGCAACCGCTGGCGATTCGCGTGCAAGAAAGCGCAGCTCGCGCAGATCAACGCTACACCGCCGAACGAGTGGCAGTATTGCTTTCAACTCCCGACCGACATGCTCTTGCCGATCGGTTTCTGGGGCGTTGGCCCAGACCGCACGTACGAGATCTACTCGGACGTGATCTACACCAACATCACGTCGAACCCCGGTCCGGTGAACGCGTCAAACGCGTACCTCACGTTCGACTACATGTTCAAGCCGGATCCGTCGACCGTGCCGTCGTACTTCAGCTTGCTCGTTACGTACGCGCTCGCGAAGGACATGATCAAGCCGATCTCGGAAAGCGATTCTGCGGCCTCGGCCATGCAAACGAAGTACACCCTTCAGCGTAATCGCGCGATGCACGCCGATGCGCAGGGCCGGCCGAACCGGCCGATCGCGCACAATCAGTTCGTGCAGGTCCGGTAGTGGAGATCAAGACCCACAGTATCCAGAACAACTTCCTCTCGGGAGTTCTGGATCAGCGGGCGCAGGGTCGCGTCGACACGAACGCGTACATCTCGAGCATGCTCGAGGGCACGAACGTCGAGATGATCCATCTCGGCGGCGTGCAGCGCCGCCGCGGGCTGGTGCAGAAGCTGGTGTGCCCGAACCAGATCCAAATCCTCACCGGCACCTACGCGCTGCCGAACGGGCCCGTGTCGACGGTGGGCCTTGGCACCAACAGCCAGACCAACACGTTCACAACCACCACGCCGCCGAATACCACGAACCCGTGGGTGCTCGTGTCCGTGGATCTTGGCAGCGTCCAGAACGTTCTGTTTGCCGACTGCCTGAACATCACGCTCGCCAGCGGCTCGAGCACCCAGTTTCAAATCCAGTATAGCAACGACAATACAAATTGGACGACGCTGGGCACCGCGTTCCCTCAGCTCGACAGCACGGCGCCGTACACGTACCGCCGTACCGCCGGTGTTACCTACCCGGCGACGTACACGGCTGCGCGGTACTGGCGCGTGGCGAAGATCGGCGGCACGGCGCTGGCGTCGGAAGTGTCGTTTTCCGACTTTGTCATCTGGGGTGACACGGGCCGCCTCTCGGCCGGCCGCCTACTGCCGTTCGAGGTGTCCACCGGCGAGCAGTATGTAGCTGTGCTGTCGGATCATTCGGCCATCATCACATCGAACGGCGCGGTCGTCGACTACGTGGCGCTGCCGTATGCGACCGGCGATCTCGCGGCGCTCGATGCGGCTTCGACCGCCGAGTCCATGATGATTGTGCACGCGAACTATGCGCCGCAGTTCCTGATCCGGCTGTCGTCGCCGCTGGCGACGGGGGTTGCAAACGCCAGCTATTACAATTTTCAAACGTACCTGCCTACTTTTGCAAACATCCCGAAGGTGGACTTTGCTGATTCGGCCAGCCCGACGCCAACGTCGGAGATCCAGACGCTGACGTTCACGAGCGATTGGAACCCGGGCGACACGTTCACGCTCACGATCCTGACCGACACGACCGGGCCGATCACGTACGCGGGCGACAATCAGACCACCGCCAACGCGATCGCGAAGGCGGTGCAGGCGTTGTGGGTGGTCAACGGTTTCACCGGTGTAAGCTGCACAAGCAATGGCACGTACACCTACACGCTGACGTTCGCCAACGATGCCGCCGGCCCGATGGGCGTCATCTCGATCACCTCGTTGAGTTCCTCGGCTACTGCCACCGCGGTGAGCACGCAGACGGGTGTCTCGCGGCAGGAACCGGCGTGGAGCGCAACGCGCGGTTACCCGAGCGTCGTGACGTTTTTCCAAGGCCGCATGTACTTTGCCGGTCTCAAGTCGCTCCCGGAAAGCGTCATCGGAAGCTGGGTCGACGATATCCTGAACTTCGCGACCGATCAGGGTCTCGACGACCAGGCGATCTTTGTCACGCTCAATGGCGTGGCGCTGAACGCGATCACCGCGCTTTTCCCTGGGCGTTCGCTGTGCCTGTTCACCACGGGCGGCGAATTCCGCTTCCCGAACGAAAACCAGCAGCCGATCACGCCAGCCAGCGCGCCGATCAACCAGACCCAGTACGGCACCGCGAAGATCAAGCCTGTCATGATTGACGGCAACATCGTCTTCGTGCAGCGGAACAAGAATTCGATCCGCGATTTTCAGTTCGACTACACGCAGGACCAATTCAACTCCCTCGGTCTCTCGTCCTTTGCGGGCAACCTCGTCTACAACGTGCAGGACATGGCGTCGTGGAACGGCTCGACGCTTGAGGAGATCAACCTCGTCTTCGTGTGCAACGGTGTAAACGGGCGGGTAAATGACCCCGTGAACCCGAACCCGTTGCCGGACGGCACTTGCGGTGTGTTCAACACGCGTAAGGAGGCCAACGTCTCGGGCTGGACGTTGTGGCAGACGAGCGGCAAGTTCATGAATGTCTGCGCGATCGTCGAGAACGTGTTCTTCCTCGTGCAGCGTACGCTCGGCAGCGGTGCTTCCGCATTGATTCTTGAGCAGGCCACCGAAGGCACGTTTACGGACTGCGGCACGGGCGTGGTCACGCCCGGCGGCACGGTCAACACGGTCTCGGGTCTGAGCTGGCTGAACGGACTGACGTGTCGGGTGCGCGTCGACGGCGGCATCATCCTCGATGACGTCGTCCCGGTTAACGGCACCGTTTCGCTGACGCTCGACGGCCGCGCTTACAATGCGACGACCTACGAGATCGGGTTGAACTATAACCCGAAAGTCACGCCGATGCCGGTGCAAACGGTACGGTGGCCGTCGGGCTCAAATTTGGCGCAGAAGCGTCGCATCCGAAAGATCCGCGCGAAGGTGTTGAACACCCTTGGCTTGCTGTACAACAGCAACGGCGAGAGTGCCGAGATCCTGCCGACCGCGACGATAGATACGATCAACTTCGACTCCGCGCCCGCGCCGTTCAGCGGTACGCTGTCCGTCGAAGACTCCTCGAACTGGGACGAGGCGGACAACAAGACCGTCACGTTCACGCAGGTGGATCCGCTTCCGTTCCATCTCATGTACCTCGACACCGAACTAGCGAGTGACCAGTAATGGGTTCGATCTCTATCCCGACGATGGTCGCCATTGGTGCTTCGGTCGCCGCGACCGGGGCCGCGGCATACGAGTCGCATCTGCAGGGCGTCGCTACGGCCAACGAGGCAAAGGCCAAGGCCCGGCAGGAATCTATCAGCGCGGCCCAGCAGCAGATCGACATGCGGCAGAAAATGCTGCGGGCGTTGGCATCGCAGAACGCTGGCACCCTCGGTGGGATCGGCACGGGGCTCGGCACCAGTTTCGGCGCCAATGCAATGCGCCAGATCAACGAGGCGCAGAACGACATCATGGTCAGTCGCTCCGACTCGTCGGCCAAACTCTCCCTGCTCGACATGCAAGGCGAGAACGCCCTGCAGGCAGGCAACGCGCAAGCCATCGGCGACGTGCTGCAGGGCACCGCCAAATTCTTCGGGCGTTAAGCAATGGCCGGCATTGACTATCGGCAGTTGCAAGCCCCCGAGCAGGTTGACACCAGCCTGCCGAGCAGTGGTGCCGCCGCGCGCGCAGCGGTGCTGAGCCAGACGTTCAAGGACTTTGCAGGAGTAACGGGAGATGTCGCAGAGAAGCTCGGGACCCAGGCCGGCGCCCTCGCGGGTGCTGCGGCCGGCGCAACCGGCCACCCGCAGTACAAACAGGGGCTCGTCCGCCTTACCGCCTACGGGCGCGCATTCAACAACGCCGCCACCGGCGCGTACCTCGTACAAGCGGAAGCCCAAGCGGATGATGCGGCCGCGCGCCTCCGCGTCGAAGCCAATAACAACCCCGCCACCTTCCAAGCTACCTACTCTGCAGTACGAGATGCCGTTCTGAAGAACGCGCCGGCGCTTGCGGTGCCGATGCTGACCGAGCTGTACAACAAGCGGTTGGCCTCCGGCATGGCTGCGCTGTCCGGGGATCAGGCAACGGAACTGCAGCAGTTGCACCGCAAGACCTATGACGAAGGCGTCGCGCGGCAGACCAGCCGCGTCGCCATTCTGCAGGGGTCTGATAACCCGCAAGACCAGGCAGCGTCGCTGGACGAGCACGCGAAGCTGTCTGTCATGATTGACGGCGGCGTGAACGCCGGTCTCTATAGCCCGGCCGAAGCCGCGGCCATGCACGTGACGGCGCTGAAGACCATTACAGCGCAGGTCTTCCAGACGCAGGTCGATCGCGAGCTCGCGCGCCCGGATGGCGACGTGATCGGGCTGCTCGAGAATTTCCGCAAGGCGCACATCGCCAACGTCTCGAACCCGAACGAGCCGCCGATCCTGTCGGAGCCCGAGTTCCAGAAGCTGATGCAGGACGCGACGACGAAGATCCGTGAACAGAACATGCTGGTTGCGATGAACAAGCGCGAGGGCAAGACCGCCGAGCAGCTCAAGTTCGAGGCCGGCGACCTGCTCTACACGAGCAAGCTGCTGTCGGGTCACCTGTCCGACGCGGATCTCGACGCGGGCGTGCGTAGCGGCGACCTCAAGCCGGAGCGCGCGACGTCGCTGCACATGATGCTTTTGCAGGGCCGGCAGCAGGCGAAGAGCGATCCGCGGGCGCTATTCAAGCTGCACACCGATCCGAATTTCATGAACATGTCGCTCGAGGAGATCTCGGCGTACCCGGGCATCAACGACGCGGATCGGCTCAAGGCGTATCAGGAGCAGCAGAGTCGGCGCAATAGCTGGGAGGGCACACAGGCGTCCCGGCAGGCTGTGGGCGCTATCGGCGCAGCGCTCAAGATCGTCCCCGGCACGCCGACGGCGGCCATGAGCGAGGAACAGCGCCGAGCGTTCGTCGACGCTCACCAGGAGTACATCGGCATCGTCAACGGCCTGAAGCCGTCCGAGCAGCAGAACCCCGCGGCGCTGTCCGCGGCCGCGCAGACCGCGATCCAGCATGCGAAGCAGCGCGAGGCGCAAGCGAACATCGAGGTGTATTCGCGGGCCCGCCAGCGGTATATCGACACGCACGGTCCGCAGGGTCAGGAGCCGGTGGACGAGAAGACGTTCAAGGATCGCGTGAAGCACTACGACGACATGATCACGCAGAGCCGCGCGGCGGCGAAGGGCCAGTAACATGCCGACCCTCGCGGAACTGCAGGCGCAGGACGAAGCCTACAACCAGCAGGCCGTCGCCCAGCGCGCGCAGGAGGCTCAGCAGAAAGCCCGGCCCGAGCAGCCGCCTTCGCTTCTCGCCAAGTGGACGGCGCCGCTCGGACGTGTCACTGGGCAGGTGCTCGATTCCGTGGTGTCCGAAGCCGACCAGTGGGGCACTGCGGTCGAGCATGTCGGACGTTCGCTGCTGTCGGGTGCGATCACCGGTGCGACGAACATCATGGATCGTGCCGGGGCGGCTGTGAAGGCTTCCGGGGAAGGGCTGGCGGCGGCCGAAGATCCCGAGCACGGCGCTGACGCGCGCGCGGCGGAGTTCCCGACCAGCCCGATCTGGGAACACGCCAAGAGCGCAATCCTCGATTTCCGGGATGCTGTCGCCGTCAAGGACCCGACGTGGGCGGATCCGCTGATCCAGGGCGTCGGGCAGCTCGCCGTGCCATTCGCGGCGTACAGTCGCGCGTTGGCGGGTCTGCACGGGTTCGCCAATGTCGCCGCGGCCGGTGCGTTGACGGACGCGACTGCGCTGCAGCCGCACGACGTGCGGATGGCGGACGTGCTGGCCGCCGGCCGGCAGACCGAGGGGAAACTGGGCGCGGCGCTGCAGACGCTGGCCCCGGACGGCAGCGCGCTGAACGCGTACATCAACTACCTCGCGGATCGGACGAACGAGACGGAAGCGGAGGGAACGTTCAAGAACGTCCTCGACGGGTTCGGGACGAACCTGATTGTCACGCCGCTGCTGCATTCGGTGGCGATGACGCTCAAGCACGGGCAGGCCGGGCTGCGGTACATGGCTGACAACGGGGTCGGGTCGTTCGGCGATTTCTTCCCGACTCCCGGCAGTGCGCGTGCTCAGCGTGGTAGCATCGGCTGGCACGGTACGCCGCACGACTTCGACACTGCCCGCGGTTTCGACAACGAGGCGATCGGCTCCGGCGAGGGCGCGCAGGTCTACGGGTACGGCCACTATCTGGCTGAGGACCCGACCGTCGCGCGGCACTACCAGCAGACACTGACGGCCGGCGGACGCACGAGCGCCGCACTTCGGTTGGCGCGGCAGAGCGTGCTCGCGGCAGGCGGTGACGAGCAGAAGGCCGTCACGAACCTGACGAAGATGGCCGATGCGGCGGACCATCCGAACGATCGGGCGCATTACCAGACAGCCGCCCAGATCGTGAAGGCGGGCAATGCCAAGCGCGGCGGCGGCAGCATCGTCAAGGCCGAAGTGGACGATAAGCACGTAGCTAACATGCTCGATTGGGACGAGCCGATCAGCAAGCAGCCAAAGGCGGTTCAAGAGGCCCTTGCGGCTCACGGCTTGACGGACCCGGCTATGCTCGGCAAGGCGGCGTACCGGAAGCTGTCGGCCATGCTGACGCCCAAGCCGCTCGAAGGGTCCGACTACTTCTCGCGCGGGGACGAGGGCAGCCAGGCGGCGTCGGCGTTGCTTAATTTTCGCGGGGTCCCGGGGATCAAGTACCTCGACGCCGGCTCTCGGAAGGCGGGCGGCGGGACGCGCAATCTGGTCGTCTTCGACGGCAAGAACATCAAGGTCTTGGAGAAGGGGAAGTAGGCCATGCCGGATTTCGGACTGACTGAGGCGCTTGCGGCCGCGCTGAAGGCCAGCAAGAACGTCGAGGTGCTGCGCCCGGCCGAGCAGCGACTGGCGGCGCAGGCGGCTAAGACAGCGCCTCCTGCGGCCGCTCCGGCGGTCCCGGAGGCCGCCCCGGCCGCGGCCAAGCCCCCGGTCGCTCGAGCGCCGTCCACGCCACCCCCGGTCGCTCGAGCGCCGTCCACGCCACCCCCGGGCGCCGTGCAGGCCCCGCCGGTCGACCCGTCGGCGCCCCCGCCGGACCTGCCGCCGGCCGCCGCTGGCGACCCTGCGGCGCCGCCCACGGCCACCCCCGCAGGCCCGGACCTTGCCCGGTCCGGGGCCGCCGCCGGGCCTACGGGGGGTTCCGGCGAGCCCCCTGAGCCTATCCCGCAGACCCCGGCCCCGCCGCCCCCCGGCCCGACCGACGTTGCCCCGGCCAACCGGCTGCCGCCCGCCCCGACCGTTGACCCGGTCCAGGCCGATGCCCAGCGCTTTTTGTCGGCCAACCTCGACGGCTTCCCGCCCGAGCGGCTGAACATGACCCACATGCCGAACGTGGACGTCATGCAGTCCCCCGACGGCGTGAAGGCGGCCATCCTGCAGATCGCGGACGACAACGCGAGCGCGATCGACGCCGCGCGCCGCGGGACGGTGACCGACGAGCAGCTCATCGGGCTGGCGCAGGATATCTCGGCCAATCAGGACATCGTGAAGCAGGTGCTGACGCGCGAGTTCGGGACCGCCATCCAGCGGCCCGAGGTCGTGCTCGCCGCGCGCATGGTCGAGCAGCAGCAGATCGGCGAGCTCGCGTCGGTGGCTGCCAAGGTCGCCGACGGCACTGCCACCTCCGCCGAGGTGGCCGCCTATCAGCAGCGCAAGCAGCTCGTGAGCCGCTACATCGAGCAGCTCATGGGCGCGAAGGCAGAGTGGGGTCGCGCCGGTCGCGGCCTGCAGATCCCGGTCGGGCTGCCGACGGAGGTCGAGGACCACATCGCAAGCGTGCTCCGGCAGGCGAACCCGGACATGCAAGCCGAGGCACAGGCCATCCGACTCGCAGGGACCCCGAACGGGATTGCGAGCATCGTCAACGGCATGGCGAATGTGCCGATGTGGCGGCGCGCAGGCAAGGCGTCGTTCAACCTGCTGCAGCGGATCTTCATCAACGGCATCCTGTCCGGGCCGCCGACGTGGCTGAAGATCTTCGCCGGCAACAACGTCAACCTTGCCGTCAATCAGTTCGACCTGTTCGCCGCTGGCCTTGGCCGCGGGATCTACGGCTACGCGAGCCGTCTCGGCGAGTTCCCGACGGCAGCGGAAGGCGCTACGATCGCGGACGCGGTCGCGCACTTCCACGGCGTGATCTCGGGCGGCGCGGATGCGCTGCGCGTCGGCGGGCGCGTCCTGCGCACCGGCCAGTCTATGGACGGCATCCTGCGTTCACAGGAGGACTTCGGGCGGAACACCACCCTGAGCATCATTCCTGAGCTGCAGGACAGCTACTTCGGCCACATCGCCAAGACGGTCGACACCGCGATCGACCTGCCGGGGCGCGTCATCGGTTCGATCGACGACTTCACGAAGACGCTGGGCTATCGCGGCTACGTGACCATGATGCAGCTCAAGGAAGTCCGCGCCCGCATGCAGGCGGGCACTCTGCGCCCGGGCGACGCCGAGCAGATGATGCAGGACCTGATGCGCAACCCGAGCCCCGAGGTCCAGCAGGCCGCAGAGGACTGGGCTCACCGCATGACGTTCCAGTCGCCGTTTCCGGAAGGCGGTCTGGGCGAGGCGTTCCAGAACGTGCTTAACAAGGCGCCGGTGCTGCGCTTCATCTTTCCGTTCATGCGCACCGCGACGAACATCTTCAAGCAGAGCGTGATCGAGCGCACGCCGCTCGGCCTCGCCTCGGCGCGCATTCAGGCGCAGCTTGCGGCTGGCGGCCTCGAGGCGGATCTCGCGAAGGCCCGCATCGCCACCGGCACCGCGATTGCCGGCATGGTCGCGTGGATGGCGATCCACGACCGCGTCACCGGCCCGGCGCCGAAAGACGCGAAGGAACGCGCGCTGTGGTCGCTTGACGGCCGCACGCCGAACTCGATCCGGATCACGGACCCGATCACCGGCAAGGACACGTGGCACGACTATTCGTGGTTCGAGCCGATGTCGACGATCACCAGCGTCACGGCCGACATCGTCAACCTGATGTCGTACGTGCACCAGGACCCGGACACGCTGAGCCCGCACGAGAAGACGCTCGACGACGCGGCAGCCCACGTCGCGATGTCTATTATCGAGAACACCGGCAACAAGACCTTCATGCAGGGCGCGTCGGCGTTTGCGGAGATGTACAACGATCCGAAGCGCGCCTTCAGCATGTGGGCCGCCCAGACGGGCGCATCGTTCGTGCCGTTCAGCGGCATGTTGAAGTTCGTCCGCAACGAGCAGGATCCGTATCTCCGGCAGGCGTTCACGCTGCTCGACAAGGTCCGCGACGAGCTGCCGACGATCCCGGGCCTTGCCGGCTCAAAGACGTTGCCGATGCGCCTCGACGTGTTCGGCGAGCCGCGCTATACCCGCGGCGGCCAGTCGATCCTTGGCCCGCTCAATCCGTTGCCGAGTTCGCCGGGCAAACGCGACGCGGTGACCGACGAGATCCAGAACGTCATGGAGCAGACGCGCACCGTGCCGATCACGATGCCGTCGAAGCAGCTTGCGCTTCTTGGCAACGGTCGCGGCCTGCAGGACGGGCAGGGCATGCGCCTCACGGCCAGCGAGTACAACGACTACGTCCGCATGTCGCGCTCGGACCCGATCTTCGATGGCGGCAAGCTGACGTTCCGGGAGAAACTCGAGCAGACCATTGCGTCGCCGGTGTACCAAGCCGCCACCCCGGCGCAGCGACACGACATACTGCAGTACGTGCAGAACCAGGCCGATCGCATCGGCCGTGAGCGGCTGTTCAAAGAGAACCCCGATTTCGCAGAGCGCATGACCGCGTGGACGGCCGAGCGCAACCGCCTCAAGTTCAACCAGTAGGAACAACCCGATGACCGTTCCCGCAACCCTGAGCAACGTCCCGGCCGTCTCGCCCTACATCCAGTACGTAGCGACGAGCGGCCAGACGGTGTATCCGTACCCGTTTCCGATCACGCAGGACGCCGATCTGGTCGTCGTGATCAACGGCACGACCCTCCCGACGGATTCCGGTTACTCGGTGTCCGGAGTGGGCGCGGCCAACGGCGGCAACGTGACCCTGAGCTCGGGCTCGACCGGCGGGGACATCGTCACGATCTTCCGCAACATCGCGATCTCGCGCATCAGCCAGATCGGCCAGAACTCCGGCTTCTCGAGCACGGTCTTCAACGCCGAGTACAACCAGATCTACCTGATCCTGCAGCAGCTCGCGGCCGACGTGGCGCAGTGCCTGCAGGTGCCGAACACGAACAACCCGGCACCGACCACGACGCTAACGCCGGCGGCGTACGCGAACAAGTACCTTGCGTTCGACGCGAACGGCAACCCGACGCCCGCGGTACTGACTTCGTCCGGCTCGCTCACCGGCAGCCTGATCGCTGGCCTTCTGAACCTGATCACGGGCATCGCTCCGACGGCCGACAAGGTGCGCTCGCCGGCCGAGATCAGCGCCGGCGTCGTGCCGGTGAACTTCCAGCACCCGGTATGCACTGTCGACCGGTACGCGACCAACACGACGCCCGGCACCACGAACATGTTGTCGGCAATCACGGCGGCGTTTCAGGTCGTTGCGGCGCAGGGCGGCGGCACCGTCGACTTCCTGCAGGGCCAGACGTACTTCGTCGGCAACGCGACGCAGTCCGGCAAGACGAACCCGTTGATCGGGCTGACCGGGCTCAGCAACGTCCGGGTCAACGGCAACGGCGCAACCATCAAGGTGAACACGACGGCGGCGGTCGACAGCGCCGTCTTCGGCCTGACAAACCCGACCGCGGTGGCGTTCTCCAACCTGAACTTCACCGACTCCGGCTTCGACAACACCCAGAAGGGCAACCCGACCCTACAGGGCTGCGTCGGCGTGTACCTCACGACGACGGGCACCGGCAACTACTACGGGTTCTCCATGGAAGACTGCAGCGCCTCGAGCTGCGTCATGCTGGCGTCGGGGTGGCTCTCGACCGGCACCGGCCGGTTGCGCGGGCTGCAGTTCCGGAACTGCCGGACGAAAAACACCATCTACGGCCTGAACTTCCAGCAGCAGGGCGACGACGTCTCGGTCACGAACTTCGTGGCGATCAACCCGGTCCGTGCGTACTTCTTGTACGGCGTGGTGAACCACACCGTCGACATCACGGTCATCAACGACGGCACGAACGCCAACGTCGGCTCGAATGGCCTGATCGACATCAAGCGGTACGATCGCGACACCAAGAGCATCAAGGTCCGCTGCGCCGTCAGTGGCGACTCGAGCGTGTGGGGCGCGATCTTCAATATCGAAGCCGACGTCACTTCAAACTCGCCCGCGGTGTTCGACAGTATCGACATGGATGCCCGGCTCGCCGACTCGACCGTCAGCGGCAGCAACCTCGGCTTCCCGCTGCAAATCCGCGACGTCACGGGCGGTACCGAGCAGGCGACGACCAGCGCCGTCTTCAAGCGCATCAGTTTCCGCGGCGACGTCGGCGCGTGGCCGGCGAACAATACGAACATCCCGATCCGCATCGGCTCGGTCCCAACGACGACGGGGCAGCTTTCGCTGGGACCCGATTTTTTCAATATCCAGACGCTCGATCGCCAGCACTTCCCGGGCTTTGCAGTCAAGATTGCCCCAAACGCGTACGTGTACACGAAGACTGGCGACCTCACCGCGGCGGCTGTCTCGTTCGACATGACGCCGTACCTGCAGCGCCTGTTCGCGCTGAAGATCAAGGTCTACCAGGAAGCGCAGTACACGCTCAGCTCGACGCAAAACGCTTACCGCGAGTTCCTCGTGCTCGGTTACAACAACGCGGGGATAGTGACGATCAACCAGTCCACGCTTGCCACGATGGACGTGGGCGCCGCGCCGTCGATCACCGTCGGGACGAGCGGGGCGAATATCACGGTATCGACTACGGTCTACAGCAACGCAAACGCCTACCAGCGTATCGTGGTCGAGCATCTGAGCAAGTTCCCGGCGTAAATGACGCGCGTCAACCTCACCAACAAGTTCCTCTCGAACGCCCGCGGGCTGATACTCGCGGACAGTGCGAGCGCGATCTGGGCGTTCAACAAGAGCACCAACACGCTCACGCTGACGGCCGGGGGCGGCGCGACCGGGTTCGCCAACCCGACCGCGAAGGTGGGGCTGGCTGCGGTCAACGGCGCGGCGACGACGGCCATGCGGTCGGACGCCGCACCGCCGCTCGACCAAGCAATCGCTCCGACGTGGACGGCGGTGCATACATTCGGCACGGGCATCAAGGCCACGTTCCTCACCGCGTCGGAACCGGTAGTCACCGACGGTAGCCGGAACCTGGCGAGCGTAACCTACGCTGCGTTCAAGGCTTCCCTGGCGATTGCCTATACCGACGTGTCCGGGTTGGCGACTGTAGCGCACACCGGAGCGTACAGCGACTTGTCGGGGGCGCCGTCAATTCCTGCCGCAGCGAATCCGACCGCCTCGGTCGGTCTCGCAACAGTCAACGGCTCGGCGGCGACCTTCATGCGCAGCGACGGTGCGCCGGCGCTGAGTCAAGCGATCGCCCCGACGTGGACCGGCCAGCATACGTACACGCCCGGGTCCGGCATCGCGGTCACGATCAACTGCGTTGCAACGACGCAGGGGCTACGGGTCGTCGGCAGCAACTCCAACGTCAGCAACGCGTTCGTCGCGGCGTTCGTCGGTGGCAGCGCCGCGGGGTTCTCGAGCGGCGTCTCAATCCAGGCCGGTACGAACGCGTCCGACTTTGCTTTCCGGATCAACAACCAGGCCAACACGGCGAACTACCTGCAGGTGTTCGGTGACGGCCACGGCACGCTGGGCAACACGTCGACGTCCGGGATTCAGTGGTCGGCGTCCGGGGCGTTCAACTTCAGCAACAACTTCCTCGGCAACGCCGCGAACAGCGCGCTGGGATACGCGGCGGGCGCCGGCGGCGCGGTGACGCAGCTCACGAGCCGCTCGACCAGCGTGACGCTGAACAAGATCACGGGCGCCATCACGCTGTTCGCTGCCGCCGGCACCACAGCGTACACGACGTTCACGGTCTCCAACTCGACCGTCGCCGCGACCGATACCGTTGTGGTCTCGGTGAAATCCGGGACGAACGTCTACCTTGCGTACGTCACCGCGGTCGCCGCAGGCAGCTTCAACATCACGTTCAACACCACCGGCGGCACGGCCAGTGATTCGCCGGTGTTCAACTTCGCGGTCATCAAGGCCGCAGCTTCGTAAGGGAGAAGCCATGATCACGCCCGTTCAGCTCAAGCAAGTGTTCCCAGCCTGCCGCGACCCCGGCATGTGGTGCCGCACGTTCGACCAGATGGTCGACGAGTTCGAGCTCCGCCCGCCGCACCGGCTGGCGATGTTTCTTGCGCAGACCGGGTACGAGTCGCAGAGTTTCAACGTGCTGCGGGAGCGCATGAGCTACCGTACGGCGGCGGCCCTGCTGGCGACATTTCCGGCGCACTTCAAGACGGAGGACGACGCGCGCCCGTACGTTCTCGTGCCGGACAAGCTGGCGAACTACGTGTACGCCAACCGGCTCGGGAACGGCGACGTGGCGAGCGGCGACGGCCTTCGCTACCGCGGCGGCGGTCTGATACAGCTCACGGGCCGGGCGAACTACAAGGGCGTCGGCGATGCGCTGGGGCTCGACCTCGAGATCCGGCCGAACCAGATCGAGCTGCCGCCCATCGCCGCCCGCACGGCGGGGTTCTTCTGGAAGCAGAACGATCTCAACGCAGCCGCGGACGCCGTGGATTTCGACTACACGACTCGCCGGATCAACGGCAGTGCCATGCTCGGGAAAGACGAGCGGCGGGCGCTGTGGCAGAAACTGGTGGTGGTGCTGGGGGCGATCTCGCCCCAGGCTGCTGCCGAGGCGGCCCGGCGTGCGGTGCCGCCCGTGATTGACGGGGTGATGGACCCCGCCGCCAACCGTAACCTGTAGGAGTCCTCATGCCTATCTGGAACCTCGTCGCGGGGCCCGTCCTCGCCATGATCAACAAGATCATCCCGGACAAGACCGCAGCGGCTGCCGCCCAGGTCGAGCTGCAGAAGATGGCTGCCTCCGGCGCGCTTCAGGAAGAGCTCAAGCAGCTCGAGGCGGTCACGACCGCCCAGTCCGACATCAACAAGGTCGAGGCGGCCAGCACGAGCGTCTTCGTCGCCGGCTGGCGGCCGTTCGTCGGCTGGGTCTGCGGGTTCGGGCTGGCGATGGAGGTCATCATCGCGCCACTGGGAACGTGGTTGAGCACCCTGGCCGGGCACCCGGTCACGTTCCCGGTGCTCAACAACCCCTTGCTTGAGTCGACGCTGGCGGGTATGCTTGGCCTCGGGTTCGGCCTGCGGACGTGGGAAAAGGCGCAGGGTGTGGCGGGGAACCACTGATGATCACCGACCATGTGAAAGAGACGGTGCCGGGGATCATCGGGAATTGTGCCGTTGGCGTGGCCGGGATCGTGGCGTGGATCACGGCCGACGGCCTGCCGATCCTGCAAGCGGTGTCCCTGCTCTGCGGCATCCTCGTAGCGCTCGCCACTGCGGGTTACTATTTCGTCATGTGGCGGCGCGTGCGCCGCAAAGAAGAGGCCGAGGCAGCTCGGCGTCGTCGGGCAAAGAGCAAGCGTTAGGGAGGTAGCGTGGCGGAGAAGTACCGGATGCCGATCGCGCGGAGTCCGCGATCAGATCCCCAGCGGTTTCGCGTGTATCGCATGGAGAACGAGGCGATCGGGGCGCGGGCCTACCGCGGCATGACGAACGCCAAGATCGAGGAACTCGTCCGGCGGGTGTGCCGGAACTACCGTGTACCGGTTCCGCGAGTCGTGTGGCGCCCCCTTGGCCGGTGGGGCGCGGAGTGGTCAATCAGCGACGAAGGCCGCACCACGATCGCGTTCAACCCGGCCAAGGAAGGGGCCCGCCACCCGTTGACGGTGACCCACGAGCTGGCGCATCAGGTGCACCACTTCCTCGCCGACGACAAGTGGGAGCAGGAACCGCACGGCCCGCAGTTCATGGCTTGCCACATCAGCATCCTGGACACCTGCCGGATGATCCCGGTCGTTGGCATGCGCGCCATCTGCGATGCGTGGAAAGTGAAGTACCTGGACCCGGGCGTGTCTAACTCGCTCGACCGGCTTGAGAGGATCGTGAGGAAAGCATGACGGTCACCGCCCCGCCGCTCGACACGCAAGGTGCGCTGCTCGACGCGCAGATCGCCACCGTGCAGGCGCTGGTCACAGCCAACGCCAACCCTGCCGTGCTGTACCAGAACCAGCAGCTACTGAACGCGCTGCAGATCCAGGCGGTCGACCACTACATGTCGACGGGCTGGCTTAACGCCGGCACGATCCTCGCGACCTACACGGCGCCTGTTGGCGACAAGACGGGCGCGGCGCTGCTGAAGCTCGTGACGGATGCACAGACGCTCGTGACCAACGCGCCGCCCGCGGATCCGCGTGCCGACGGGATCGTCAGCCCGCTCGAGGTCTACCAGCAGTACCTGTACCAGAAGCAGACCGAGCTCGTCGACTACATCATGACGACGCCCGCCGGCACGCGCGCGGCAACGATCCTCGCCAATCTGACGGGCTTCCAGTCGTTCCCGTACGACTACGTGTTCTCGTCAATAGGCTTTACGAGCGAGGCGCTCGAGGGCTGAACGTAGCCACCGAAGCCAGCGAGGCTCCGGCCCTGGCGACGGGAACCAGCTATACTTCTCCGGGTCTCTCATTTCCGGTACACCGTCCGGCGCGCGTAGCCGGTGTAGCTCGCGATCGTATTCACGACCTTGTCCGAAACATGCCAGACGCTGTAATCATGCGGCGTCACGCGGTGCCCGCGCGGCTTTGAGACCGCCAAGTCGACCGCAGCCAGCACTTCCTGCGCGTTCAGGTCGGACATCACCACAACCCCTTCATCCATCCCTTCCGGGCGCTCGTGTGCCTGGCGGATCATCACGGCCGGGAATCCGAGAATCGCCGCCTCCTCGGTGAGCGTGCCGCTGTCGGAAATGACGCATCCGGCGCCGTGTTGCGCGGCGACGTATGCCTTGAACCCGAGCGGCGGAAGAACTTCGACGTTCGCCGGGAAGGTCACGTCTCCCAGCCGCGAGCGCGTGCGGGGGTGGCAGGAGAACAGCACTGTCCCGCGAGCCGCCAGCGCGTTGATCGTCGACACCAGCGCTGCCAGCCGGGCGGGGTCGTCGACGTTCTCTTCCCGGTGGCAGCTCACCACGAACTCCGACCGGGGGTAGGCCCCCAAGTCGGGCATGTGCTTGCTCAGCACTTCCAGCATTGGCGACCCGGTTTTGATGATCCGGTCCGGCGCGATGCCCTCGCGCAGGAGGTTCGTGCGCGCGTGCTCGGTGTAGGGCATGTTGATGTCGGCGAGGTGGTCGACCACGCGCCGGTTGGCCTCCTCCGGTACACGTTCATCGAAGCAACGGTTGCCGGCCTCCATGTGGAAGATCGGAACGTGCGCGCGCTTCGCGGCGTACGCGGCCGCGACGGCCGAGTTCGTGTCGCCGAGGATCAACACGGCGTCGGGCTTGCGTGACCGAAGCGCGTCATCGCAGCATGTAAGCATCTCTGCCAAGGCCCCGCAGGGGCCTTCGTAGTGCCACGGCGCGTACCACAGGTCCGGGTGCCGAAGCCCCAACTCGTCGAAGAAATTCCCGTTGAGTTCCACCGCGCCGTTCTGGCCGGTGTCCACGAGCGTATGCTCGAACGCCTTGTCGAGCGCCGGCAGCACGCAACTCAGCTTGATGATCTCCGGGCGCGTTCCGACGAACGTCATTACCTTGAGCATGCGAGCACCTCCTCGACGACGGGGCGAATCACGTTGCGAAGCATCGGGCCGCGCAGCCGGTAGCTATTGTTGGACGCATACGGAACCCACGAGCCGGAAAAGCCGCCGGTGTCCCGGGGCACCCGGAAATACTGCTCGTGAGACACCGCGCGCGCCATCTCCTCCTGCGACAGCAGCGTCTCGTGCATCCGCTCCCCGGGGCGAGTTCCCGTCACAACGATCGGACTTGTCGGTTCCCCGACGATCTCCCGCACAGCGGCAGCCAGATCTTCGATCGTGCACGCGTCGGCCTTGCGCACGAAGAGATCCCCCGGGCCGCCGCACGCGAACGCGTGCAGCACCAGGTCGACCGACTCCTGCAGCGACATCAAGAAGCGCGTCATGCCCCCGTTCGTCACGGTGAGCGGCTTGCCCTCAAGTAGCTGCTTCACGAACAACGGGATCACGCTGCCCCGCGAGCCCATGACGTTGCCGTAGCGCGTGGCGCAGATCGTCGTCACGCGCGACTCAAGCGACCGGGCGAGCATCAACTTCTCCATCATCGCCTTCGACATCCCCATCGCGCTGACCGGGTACACCGCCTTGTCGGTGCTCAGCAGCACTACCTTGTGCGCCTGCGCGTCGATCGCGGCACGCATGACGTTGTCTGCGCCCAGCACGTTCGTCTTGAACGCTTCGTCCGGCTGCCGTTCGCACGACGGCACCTGCTTGAGCGCCGCTGCGTGGAACACGTAGTCGACGTCGACCAGCGCGGCGCGAATGCTGCCGTAGTCCCGCACGTCGCCGAGCACGTAGTGCAGTCGCGGATCACCGAGCTCGACCTGCATGTCGAACTGTTTCTTCTCGTCGCGGCTGAACACGACGATCCGCTCGATGTCGGTCTTCAGGAAGTGTTCGACCATCGTACGGCCGAATGAACCGGTGCCTCCGGTGACGAGCAGAGTCCGGCCGGCGTAGAACGTCATTCGAGTTCCCCTATCATCTGGCCCCACGTCGGCGGGGTCCAGTCGAAGTCGCGCCTAAACTTCGTCGGGTCGAGGGCGCGATTGATGCGCGGCTCGGCAGCGAGTTTGATGTCCGCCGGGGCGTATGACCCGCGGTAGTGCGCCGCCAGCATGCAAAGCAGCATCGCCTTCGTGATCGGTACGGTGCCGACGTGGTACAGCCCCGAATGCTGGGGGCGAACCAGAACGTGCAAGATCGCCCGGCTCAGCGCCTGCGTTGTCAGCCCGTTGAACCAAGCATTCGACCAGCCGGTCACCGTTCCCCGTTGCGCAAGAAACCACTCAAGCAGGCCGTGCGGTTGCACCCTGTTCTCCCGGCCGATCATGGACGTGCGCAGAGTCACGCACCCACGATCAGTAACCTCGCCGAGCAACTTCGTCTGCCCGTAGGTGTCGCGCGGATCGGGGACGGCGTGCTCGGTGTACAGATTTCCCAGCGGCGTGTTTCCACTGAAGACGCAGTCCGTGCTGATGTGGATCATCCGCGCACCGGCAACTTGCGCCACGTAATGTATCGTGTGCGGTGCGAGCGCGTTGACTTCAATCATGGTCTCGCGGGAGACCCGCTGCGACTTCACGATCCCGGCGCAATTAATGATGACCTCCGGCCGGAACGCGTGAGCGATGTTTGCAAGGTCCACGAAACGGCGGATGTCCACCGCATCGCTCGACGGGGCTTGTACCTCGTGTCCCGCTCGGTGCAGTGTCTTCACGAGCTGGTGGCCCAGCATGCCGGCGCCACCGAATACCAGGATCTTCATGTGTTGATCATCCTTGCAAGAGCTGCCGTAAGATTGTCCTGATCAAGCGCCTTGTTCTGGATCAACCGGACGTAGTTGTCATCCCGCGTGCCGTCCGCGACGAGATGATGGATCCTAATGCTGCGACCTGCGCGGCGATGGCCCCCGGTGAGTCGAGCGCAGGCTTGCTGATAATACTCGAGGTTGTTGGTAAGCCCGAACCAGACGAGATCCTCAGCACCCGCCTTGTAGACATCGTTGAGCCCGTGCCCGGCACTTGCAGGGTGAAGGACACCCCAGTCGATCCGCCCCTCCGCCCAGTCCTGAAAGTCCTTGTCCGTATCGAGCACACGCCAGACGCGGCCATCTGCCGCCGCCATTCGGTCCAGAACCGGACGCATGCGCGCGAGGTCGTGTTTGTATCCATAGGCGATCAGCACCTTGCCCGAGATCCCCTCAAGGGTCTCCTCGAGCGCTTCAAGTTTTGCATCATGGAACGGCACCCATTGCTTGTCCGCATGGTAGACCGCGCCGTTGGCCAACTGCAGTAGCTTGCCGTCGAGCACGCCGGTATTCACCGCGGTCAGTTTCTTGCCGGCCACCTCGGCGATGAACTCACGCTCGAACTTCTTGTACGTCGCCATCGCCGCCGGACTGAGCTCGCAACGGACGAAGTTGTCGACGACCGGCGGCAGGTCGAGGTAGTCTTCCTCGCGCAGCACGAGCACGATGTCGCGCAGCTTGTGCTGGATCTCGGCCGGCGCCGTCGGCCGGATGTTCCACTTCGCAAAGATGCCGACGGGCGGCGTGAACCACCGATCGCGCATCGTCGTCGGCTTGTGGCCCAGCCGCTGGCCGCGGTCGAGCAGCCAGATCTGACTCCACAGCTTCATGTAGCCGTTCGGCATCGGTGTGCCGCTCAACTCGATCATGCGGGCAAATCGGGTCTGCACGCGCAGGTCCGCCAGCGCTTTGAACCGTTGGCTTGAGTGCGAGGCGAAAGACTGCGCCTCGTCCGCGATGACGGTGTCCCACGGCCACTCGACCGCCTGCTTGCCGTCGCGGATGAACTGGGCGTGCAGCCACGCCATCCGGTCGCGGCCGATCGTGTGGATGTCGGCAGGTTCCTTCAGCGCCTCAAAACACTGCTTCGCGTCTCCGACGACGCGCACTACCTTGAGGTGCGACAGGTGCTCCCACGCTTGGATCTCGTCACTCCACACCTTGCGCGCCACTCGCTTCGGGGCGATGACGAGTGCCCGGTGTGCCTGCATCTCGTCTTGCAGATCGGCGAACGCGGTGAGCGTCGACACCGTCTTGCCGAGCCCCATGTCCACCCACAACGCACAGTTCTTCCGCGACTTCACGAAGTCGACGGCGTGCCGCTGGTAGCGATACAAGTCAGACCGCTGCCGCATTTTCCAGCTTCCTGACCCGCTCGGCAAAACCGTCGAAACTATCGCATTCAAAGACGTCCCAGCCTGCCGAGCGCATGACCTGTTGCTCGTCCTTTTGCGCGGCCGTGCTCGTCTTGCCGGGGGCCTTGAATTCGACGGCGAACTTTACCGGGCCGCGGAAGCCCAGATCTTCGGCCCTCGCAAACAGGTAGTCGGGCACGCTGCGCTGGCTGATGCTCGAGAACTTCCGCGCCCAGTAGCCGCGCCGGCGAGCCCATTCGACGCACTTCTCCTGGATGTCCCGCTCTAGCAATCGCCGGGCGGGCGTCGCGGGAACCGTCAACTCGTCAAGCGTTTTCATCAATCACCTAATGATCGGCGGAAGGAGTAAAGTCCCGAGGCTATTCGGCAAACGTCCCCCTCGGGTAGGCGCTGGAGTAGCCGCCGTAGAGGCCGACGCCCCACGCGCAGCCGGAGTGGCCGGGATCTGACGCGTACTCCGTGCCGGTCCAGATCCATTCGCCGTCGCAGTCTGGGAAGAACGACGTGTCGAGCGCGGGGTAACCGGGGCGCGAACGGTCCGGCAGCAGGAACGCTTCCTCGGCCGTCGGCAGGCGCCATGACCAGCCGTTGATGTCGAGAGATTCGGCCCACGCCTTCGCCTCGGCCCACGTCATTCGCTCCTTGGAGCGGTGAGCGGTCCAGATGACCGGCCGCTTGAGCAGCGGGTGATCGAGGCGCACGGCTAAGTGGCCGGTCGCGTCGTTCGGAAGGTCGCTGCCATCGGCGTTGAGTTTGGTGAGTCGGTAGGTCCTGCTGCTTTCTCCGCCGTGCGCTTCTCGCTCAGCTCTTTGTCCTTCCGCTCCCACTCAGCGCGCTCTGCTGACAGGGCATCGGCGGTCGGCGTCCAGTGATGCGCGTGCCACAAGATGAGGCGACGCGCAGCTTCGTACTCGTCGGCGTGAACATTAGTGCCGTGCTTTGTCTTGACGGCCTCGGCGAATTCATCGAGCGTGCCAAAGAAGCACCCAGTCTTGACGCGCACGCCGGCCTCCGTCAGAAACGCATTCAGGTACTCGGCGCGGCTGCCGATTGGGCCGATTGAAAGGAACGGGCGCTCGCCGACGAGGCGATTGCCGGACAGGTTGGCGCCGGACAGGTTGGCGCCGGACAGGTTGGCGCCGTACAGGTAGGCGCCGTGCAGGTAGGCGCCGTACAGGTTGGCGCCGTACAGGTTGGCGCCGGACAGGTTGGCGCCGTACAGGTAGGCGCCGTGCAGGTTGACGCCGGACAGGTTGGCGCCGTACAGGTAGGCGCCGGACAGGTAGGCGCCGGACAGGTTGGCGCCGTGCAGGTTGACGCCGTGCAGGTTGACGCCGGATTTAACCGCCGCCTCCACACACAGCTTGAGCGAAGTCGTTTCAAGAGAGAACAGCACAGAGCCGTTCCCGCGATGTTTTATCTCAAATTTCATTGCGCTGATCTCCTTGAAGCGGGGGCGGCTCACAACCGCCCCCGCGCGGTTCACCGGACGATGCTGCCGCCGAGGAACGACCAGTGCGTGATGCAATACTGGCCGCGACCCGAGCGGTTGCACGTGCGGTAGCTGGTAAAGCCATCGCTGTTGAACAAGATCGACGGCTGCCCGCTCGGCACCCACACGCACTGCGGGCCGCAGACGAGAGAGCCGGGGATCATCGGCACGTTCGCCAACGGCGCCACGCCGCTCGCGACCTCGGCGCGGTACTCGACGGTGTGCGGAACGCCTGCCGCGTCCACGTCGGTCAGGTAGACATAGAACCAGTTGTAACCAGGCGCGCCGTAGATATCGACCGTGGTGGTCGAATCGTTAGGCACGGCGATGCACTGCTTGAGCGTCCCGCACTGCTCGGGCTGCAGGTTGATGGTGTCGGCGATCGCAAGCCCCGCCACCAGCGAAAGCACCAGGCCAAAGAACATCCGCTTCATACGTCATCTCCCTTCGTGTGTTAAACCGTTATTTTCCGTATCGCATCTGCAGCTTGCCGTCGGTCGCGAGGGGCAACCCCGCCGCGTACGCCGGCTGCGTCGTCATCAACTCTTTCACCTTCGCCACCGACGTGTCCGGCGGCACCTCGAGGATCACCTTGTCGTGCTCGGATCCTACGATGTCGTAACCTGTCGCGTCAAGCGCCAGCATCGCGTTGCAGAGCAGATCGCGGCTGAACCCCTGGTCGGCGTTCTCGTCCAGCTTCCCGCCGTACGTCTGCAGGCGCATCCACTGGCGCGTGTAGGTATCGGTGCCCATGTAGTCCATGAACCCCGGGACCGTGTACGGCACGAGCTCGCCGTTGAGCCAGCGTTCGCTCTCCCGCGGCGGCGTCCACTTGGGGTCATAGTACCGGATCTTCCGCCCGGACGGCAAGCGCATCGCCAGCCAGCGCCGGCCGTTGTGATCCTCGGTCTTGAACGCGATCTTCTTGTTGGGCAGCCAGTACACGCTGCCCGGGAACTCGACCGCACGCTCGGCCGCTTCCTTCAGGTCCTTCCAACCCTGCACGATCCGGGGGTGCTGCTGGCGCCACAGGTACTTGAGACCGTTGCACGCGCGGGCCTGCTCGGGCGTCATGCCGCTAGCCGGGTGGTTCTTCTCCATCCAGTCGGCATGGTCGAGCGCCTCGGGCGGCAACGCCGGCAGGACCGCCTCGACCAGCTCATCGAGGCTGATCCCGTACGTCTCGACCATCGTCCCGAACGCACTCGCGCCGCCCTCGTACCCGAGCGCAAGACGCTGCACCTTGCCGTATTGCCGGCGCGGGTCCTCGTCGCTGAACGTATCGAGGTCAAGTCCGAACGTCCGGCACGCGGTGATGCTGTAGAGGTGGCGGCCTTTGCCGGCGTCGTACGCCCGGTACGCCTCGAGCACCCACTCCTCGTCGAAGAACCAGGCGTTGACGCGGTCTTCGATCCCGGAATAGTCCGGGAACAGCAGGCGTCGCCCATCCTCGGCAATGAGACACCCGCGGATGCAGGAGCCCGCAACCTTCATCGGGTCGACGCCCGGGTACAGGAACTGGATCGCGGCAAGGCTGCGCTCGGCGAACGCTTCGATCGCCGTGTTCGGGTCCTTGATCACCGGCCGCATCATGTTCTGAAGCTGCACGATCAACGACGACCAGCGGCCGGTGCCGGCGCCGTAGAACATGAACATCCCGCGCAGGCGCCCGTCGGCGCAGACCGCGTCGAGCATCGCCTGCAGCTTGCTCACCGACTTGGCGTTGTACGTGCTGTAGATCAGCAGCAGCCGCCGGGCGACCGCGGGGATCTCCTCGCGCGTGACGAGATCGCGGATCCGGTCGGCCGTCATGTCGACGAGTTCCGGGTAGCCGTTCGCGCGTACCCAGTCGCCGATCTTCTCGCGCTGCGTCGGCTTCAAGCCCTCGCCCGTGAGCCAGTCGCGCGTGATCTCCTCGCACTCTTTGGCCAGGCTTTCCTTGTACTCCTCGACGACCGCGAGGATGTTGTGGACGGTGTCGAGGTCCACCTTCCAGCCGCGTTCGTTGATCTTCTGGTCGAGCTCGTACAGCCGCTGCTCGTTCGGCTCGAGGTCAGGCACCGCGTCGTCGATCTCGCGCTCGGCCTGCACGTCATCGATATTGTAAACCAGCATCGCCACCCACTTCTCGGGGGCGTTGGCGAACGTCCAGCGCGTGCTCGGGTCCGCCTTCGTCGGCTTGCGCGGCTTCGATAGCTGCAGCATCGGAATGCGGCCAGCGTCGTCCTTTGCGGCCGTGCCGAGAGCCTTGGCTGCGTCGCCGAGGGCGCGCGGCAGGCCCATCGCCGCAACCTTGGCGGCGGTGCAGGCCCACTCGGAAATCTCGGTTCGGGGGATCACGAGCGCCTCACCGGCGCGGCCGTTGATCACGACGCGCTCGAACTGGGCGTTGTGCGCACGCTTCGGCAGACTCCACACCGCGTCGAGTTCCGCGGGCATCTTCCGGCCGACGTGCAGAATAGCGTTCGGCCGCTGCTTCTGGACGTCGTCGAGGATCGCTTGCGGCACGTCGTCGAACGGGATCCACTGGTGGATCGGGCCGTCGTCGACCGCCCAGCCGAGGCAGTTGAGAGACGTGCTCGGGTGCTCGGCGTAGCGGTACACGCCGGCCGATCCGAGGTCCGCCTCGGAGTACGTCTCGATGTCGACGTGCAGACAGCTCATGCCGCGTCCTTCGGCCCGGAAAGCGTGTCAACCTTGCGCGCGAGCTCCTCGTTCCGCTTCGTGGCCGGGTCCGGCTTCGGCGTGGGCGGCTCAGGCGGCTCGACGTAGTCGTGCGCGATCACCGACAGCGGCTTGCAGGTGCCCGCGGGGAACTGCGACACGATCCGCTGCGCCGCCGCCTTGGCCGCGTCGATACCGTCCGCCTCGATCTCGACCTCGAACAAGCGCAGGAACTTCGCGTGGTACTTGCCCATTCGTCTCTCCGGAAAAGAGCCCGGGGATCTTCCCCCTCCCCGGGCAACTGTGCACCCCTACAGTGTCAGAACGGGTCGTCGCTGGGCACACCCGCGCCGGGGGCGTCCCCGGCCATCTTCTCGAACTCCTCCTCGGCAGAGCGGGAACCGCCGCCACCGAAGCCCGGGCCGTCCTCGACGAACTGCAGGGACCGGAGGTTGAAGTTCACGCCGCTGGCGCTCTGCGGGCGCTTGGGCGTCGGGAAGTACACCCACGGGCTGATGCGTGCACGCACGTAGCAGCCGGCGTACGGACACTGCGTATCCCCCTCAATGACAGGCTGACCCGCCCTGTTGCCGAGAAGCGGTCGCAACGTGTCCGCAACCTTGACGTAGAACATGTCCTTGTAGCCGTCGTACACCTTCGGCAGATCGTTGCCGTTGCCGAAGCAGAAGATCAGGCCGCCCATCCCCGTCGCCGGGTTCGGCTTCGGCCAGCCGCCACCGGCCTTCGGCCCCCACTGCGCTTCGATCGCCTTCAACGCCGCGGCCTTCACCTTTGCAATCGTCTCCTGGCCTTCCTTGCTGCTCGGGTCGATCAGCAGCGTCGCGCTGAACTTCGCCGTGCCCACCGGGTTGCCGGCCCGGTCCTTGCTCTGCTCCGCCTTGTGGATCCGCGCGAACGCGAGCCGGGCTCGCGGTACAACGATGATCTCAGCCTGCGGTTTCGTCGTTTCGGTCGTCATGTCGTTTCCTCGTTTAACGTTTCGCCAAGTGGAACTTGTCCACGATACGCGCAGCAAAGCCAGAGCCGGCTTTGTCTTGCACAAAATGATTCTCCGCCGTCAGCAAATTTCCTTCGTACAGCACGCGATTCTTCTCGACCAAGTTGCGGAGTTTTCTGATCTCCGAAGGAACCTCCCACGAGAATGCGACGATGATCCGCGCCGCGTTCGCGGAGTCCGCAGCAAGGAATTGATTCACTCGTTAAGTGTCCTGCTGGTCTCCGGGATCTTGCGTAAACATTACTCGATCTCCTGTATCTTTGCTAACTTCGTGCGCAGTGCGCATACAAGTGCCTCAAGTTCTTCGAGAGTCGCGTCGTTCTTGATCATGTTCGCTCGGTTGCTGATCACCCAGACGTTGTCGCGCACGTATCCGAGGCTAGGATCCACGCGATCTATCGACGGAGAGTTCGCTGTCGGTTGCCCCCTACCGGGAAAGAGGGGAAGCCCCAGCACCGGACACACAGCTGGGATAGTGATGTTCTCAAGGGTGAGATCAAAAGGGAGTCCTTTTCGGCGAGCTCGCTCGCGCGCTCCTCTGAGGAGAAATCCGCGCGGGTCGTTCCGGCGATTATATTGGGCGTACTTTCGGCTCCTTGCCCGGAATTGATCGGGGTTCGCAGCTTAGCGTTTCCTCTGCTGTTGATTGCGCCACTGGTTGTACGCTTCGGGATCCGTGTTACGCTTGGCGTTGTTCCATTCCTTTGCACGCTCCACGCAACACTCTTTACACTTCCCGGTGCCTCCGTTATATCGGCCGGAAACTGTCAGACTTGACGCATGACCGCGCGAGCACATTCGTGGCATTACGACCGCTCCAAGTTCACGAACGCATCCTCCGGTCTATCCGGCGAACGCTCATACTGCACCTTGTACGCGGCGCGAGTGCTGCAGCTATCCTTCAGCCCGCAGAACTTGCACCACGGCCCAGCCTTCGCATCACCCTTGATCTGTCCGCTCAGCAGCAGCCGGGCTCGCGGGCGCACAACGTCGTACGCCCACTCGAGCAACCGCCCCACCGAGATCTCCCACGAGTCGAAGTGTCGCACACGCGGCTGGCAGATCGCCAGCTCGAACGAGTCGATCTCGTACATCCAGCCGTACTTGAACCACGTCCCGAGCGCGTACAGCATCAACTGCGGGTTCTCTTTAGCCGGAACCACCACCCCCTTGCCGTGCTTGAAGTCGCGGATGATGCTCTGCCCGTCGCGGAGCCGGGCGTGGTCGGTCGTGCCGAACCCGCCGGGCACAATCTCCTCGTACCCGACGCGCTCCTCGGTGAGAGCGACGCCCGGCCCCTCCGCGTTCACATGATCGACGAACGTCTGCACGCTCTCCATCATGTTCTTCCCGACCTTGAACTCGTAATCCCCGACCTTCAGCAGCTTCCCCTTGAAGCTGCTGAGCGGCTTGCCCTCCCGCACCCACTCGGACAGGGTGTGCGCCGCAGTCCCCTCCGCGGCGTACTCGGTCGCCCCGCCCCCGGTCCCGGCGCCGCAGTTCAGCCAGCGCTCGGCGGAGGACGGGCCGAGGACGCTGTGCGCGCCCTCGGGGATTACGAGAACCTCGCTCACTTCGTGCTCGGCAATGCCGCAAGCGCAGCGATCGTGGTGGCGTACGCCGATGCCGGCAGGGCCTTCAGGGACGGGCCCTCGGCCCCGTTCGCACCGGGGGCCTTACCGCCGTGGTCCATGACCACCTTCTGCACGGTCGCCGGCGAGGTGCGCTTCTGGGCCGCCACGACCGCCGCCCGGACGTCCTCGAGGCTCGGGGCCTTCTCCGCCGCCGCCGCGGGCGCCGGGATGGCCGCAGGCGTCGCGAACGGGTCCTCGGGCTCGGCCGCCTTGACCGGCAGCGCCGCCTTGGCCGCCGCGACCACCGCGCCGTACTTCTGCGGGCTGAGCGCCGTCAGGTTCTCGGCGCCTCCGGCCGACTTAAGGACGCCGACCGCCGTCTCCTGGCTGGTCGCGGCCTTAAGGGCCGTCAGGGCGCTCCGGACCTCCTCGATCGTGGCCGTCGGGGCAGCCGGGGCCTCGGTCGCGAACGGGTCCTCGGCCGCCGGAGCGGGCGCAGGCGCCGCTGTCGGCTCAGGGGTGGGCGCAGCCTTGGGCGGCCGGCCACGCGGCTTGGGTGCCGCCGCGGGCGCCGCCGGGGGCGTGCCGGCCGGCACGGGGGCGCTGTCGCCCGGGGCCGGGGTGTTCTCGATCGCGTCGGCCAGAACCCGGAGGGCGGCCGCAATACGCACAACGTCAAACGACATGATCACATCTCCTCTGCAATGGGGAACACGGCCGGCGCTTCCGTAGAGACGGCCTCCTGGTTCTCGATCTCCAACTCCAACGCGGCCAGCGCCCGCCAAGCGGCCTCGGCCAGCACATACACCTTGTCGAACCCGGTCACCTCGGCAACGGCCGCCGGGACCTCCTCGAACACACGGCCGTCGACTTCCCGTTCCAGCATGTGCCGGAACGCGCTCCCGAGCTGGTCCGGGCTCTTGCCGCGCGCCCAGTTGATGTCCGCCGGCGCCCGCTCCGGGTTGTAGCGAACGTTGTTCACGACACAGACTTTCGTGATCTCGCGCACCGCCTTCGGAAAGTACCGCACGAGCATCTTGAACACCGGCAGGTTCTTCCGACCGCGGTCGTCGGGGGGAAACAGGCTCACGGCAGGTTGCTCCTCAGGTAGCCACGCACGGTGTCGGGGTGCAGGTCTTCCGGCGGCTTGCCGGTCTTGTACCGCATGAACTCGCGCCCGGCCAGCAAGGCCACGAACACCTCGAGGCGCGCCCCCCGGGACCCCATCCAGCCGTCGAGCAGGATCAAGCCGGTCACCTGGTCGGCGACGATCTTCACGTCGCGCGCAAGGAAGTCGCCCCACGTGTGCCCGACCGGCATGTCGCGCCCGTCGCGCGAGGCGAGACAATGCCGGCGCACCTTCCAGCTATCGAGCTCGGCCGGCGAGACGATCTGCAGCCCGCGCCCGCGCAGGTACTCCGCTGCGGCGTCGAACGCCGGCAAATTGAACTGCGGGATGCCCGACATCGGGCCGCACAGATACCACCGTTTCTTACCGCGGATAGACATCGCTGTTCTCCAAAGCCTTCTGAGTTTCGTACGGCGCGACAACGCGACGATAGAACTCCTGCTTCGCGCACTCAAGCGCGCCGACGACGGCGTTGAGCGTTGCGTAGTTCTTGCCGTGCGCGGTGACGTACTCGTTCACGAGTTTCGTGATCGCATAGTTCAGCTCGCCGGGCGTCACCGGCCGGAACGCCAGCAGGTTGTCAATCGACGCGCGCTCCTCGGGCTTGATGTACGGCATTAGCGCGCTCCCTTCGGGATGCTGATCCAGTCCTCGGGCTTCACCTTGTGCTGCGGGTCCACGTAGACCGGCATCGAGTAGGTGATTCCGTACTTCGGATTGGTGATCCACAGGTTCTGCGAGGGCTGCTCGAACGGGAAGTTGTTCGTGAACGCGTACTCGTCATAGCCCTTGAGCGACGAGTTCACGATCACCCGGTTCAGCATGATGCGCTGGTGCCAGTGGCCGATCACCATCGTATCGTAATCCATGCCGACCTGCGAGTTGCGCGACCGCTTCTTGTGGTCGCCCCGCAGGATCGGCCCGAGCGCGCCGATCATGCCGTCGCCGCCGCGGAACTGGTCGCCGTGCGTCAGCAGGTACTTGTAACCGAACACACGGTACGACGCATCCGACCCCTCCGGGATGTAGAACGTGATGCGCTTGTCGTGCGCCAGCGA